AAACGTGATAGTGAAGGATATGGTAAATATAAAGAACCAATGGATAGTGAATTTGATGAACCGTCAAAAACTAAGAAGTTAGAAGGTAAGTCTACTTATAAAAAAATAATGGAGATGGAATAATGGAATGGTTAAAGAAGTTAATTATTGCGATTTTAGGACTTTTCGGGTTGAGCACATTACTGAGTGCAAAAAAATCAAAAGAAGCCAAAGAGTTGAAGAGGGTTATTAAAGAGAACAAGAAAAAAGAAGAAGTGGTACTAAAAGAAATAAAAACTTTACAGAAAAATAAGAAGAAAAACAAGAAAGAAATAACAAAATTAAAACGGAAATTGACTAAAACTAAAAAAGATGTCCAGAAAATGGAAACAGCCTTTGAAAATGATGACGCAGATGATGCAGCAGAATTTTTAAGGAAATTTTCCAAAAGTAAATAATTATATATAAGGAGAAATTAAATGGCAGATGCAGGGACAATGTTCAGATCATTACCAACAGACCAAAAGCTTGGTGATTACAATGGTATAACAAAAGTACTATCGAGTACAACAGTAGAATTCACTGGATCAAACGCTGGAGCTGCATTTATAGTTGAAAATACTACAAACGTGGTTGTTCACGGATCAGGTGGTGGAACACTACCATCGACAGTATTAAACACGAAAACACTATATCCAATTGGAGTAAACAAAGTAGTAATTGGTGAAACCGGCGTAGTCTACGTATTACATAGATAATATGAAATATATTTGGATAGTATTATTATCCACTGTTCTGTTCGGGCAACAGACTTTTACAGACGAACAGGTAGTGGCTATAGCAAATCAAATAAAAGAACTTCAGTATTCTGATAGCACTAAATCTGTGCAACTTGGAATATACGAAGAATTACTGGTTGGTTATAATGAACAGGCTAAAACCGATTCTACTTTATTATTAAAGAAAGATGAACAGATTGGATTATTAGAAGAACGTAATGATTTATTGGAAAAACAAGTGAAACTTTCCAAGCCTTCGTGGTATGAAAATAAATGGCTATATTTCACATACGGAGCAGCATCTATAATTATACCTACGTATTTTGGAATAAAAATTGTGGAAGTATCAAAGTAAATGAGTAATAGCCAAAACATAAAAGAAATAATAAAAGCCGAATACATAAAGTGTGCTAAAGACCCAATATACTTTCTAAAAAAGTATGCTGTCATTCAACATCCAATAGACGGTAAAATTCCATTTTCCTTATATGATTTCCAAGAAAAAACATTAGAAGATTTTAATAAGCACAATTATAATATTATTCTCAAAGCTCGTCAGTTAGGAATATCCACTCTCGTAGCTGGTTATTCATTATGGATGATGACCTTTCAAACAGACAAGAATATATTGGTTATTGCTACCAAACAGGATACAGCAAAAAATCTCGTAACAAAAATACGAGTTATGCATGCTAATCTTCCAAATTGGGTAAAATCCAGTTGTACGGAGGATAATAAATTATCTTTAAAATATTCAAATGGTTCACAAGTAAAGGCAATTTCCAGTGGTGAAGATAGTGGTAGATCAGAAGCATTATCATTATTGATACTCGATGAAGCCTCATTTATTCCAAAAATTGATGCAATATGGACAGCGGCACAAAGTACCTTATCTACTGGTGGTCAATGTATTGCATTAAGCACACCCAATGGAGTAGGAAATTGGTTTCATAAAACATGGGCTGGAGCTGAAGAAGGGAAAAATGATTGGAATTTCATTAAACTCCATTGGACAGTACACCCAGATAGGGAACAAGATTGGAGAGATGACCAAGATAAACTATTAGGTCCTTCAATGGCAGCACAAGAATGTGATTGCTCATTCATCACATCTGGTCAAACTGTAATTGATGGTGTTATACTTGAAGAATATAAAAATACCCACATTGAAGAACCAATGGAAAAAAGGGGATTTGATAGTAATTTATGGATATGGAGACCACCAGATTACACACAAGATTATGTATTGAGTGCTGACGTTGCCCGTGGTGATGGTAATGACTTTTCAGCATTCCACGTAATAGATGTACAGAAAATGGAACAAGTAGCGGAATATAAAGGAAAAATATCCACAAAAGATTTTGGTAATTTATGTATGAATACTGCAGTAGAATATAACAACGCGTTACTCGTTATTGAAAATGCATCAATAGGTTGGGCAGCAATACAGCAAGTTATAGACAGAGATTATGATAATTTGTTTTATACGAGTAAGGATTTACACTACGTGGATGTTCAGCGTCAAATATCAAATAAATATAGAAATATGGATCAAAAGATGGTCCCGGGTTTCAGTATGACCATGAAAACACGACCATTAGTAATAGCAAAATTAGAAGAGTATTTTAGAGAAAAAACTGTAATAGTTCATTCATCTAGATTGATAGAAGAATTGTTTGTATTTATTTACCACAATTTTAAGGCACAGGCAATGGAAGGATATAATGATGATCTTTCAATCAGTCTTGCAATAGGTATGTGGGTTAGAGATACAGCATTAAGATTAAAATCAGAAGGAATAGCATTACAGAAAGATGTATTAAGTAGAACATTAGATTACGAAGCAGTTTACCAACCAATGGATAATAGAAATGATTCTTGGGAAATGGAAGTTGCTGGAGAAAAAGAAAATTTAACATGGTTAATAAAATAATAAGAGGGTAAAATGGCAGAATATAAAAGAAATTGTCCAACTTGTAATAAAAAATTAACTTATACAAGTACGTCTGGATATACTTATTCAAATAAAATAAATTCTAATTGCAATTCGTGTTCTCACATTGGAAAAATGAAAATTTTAAATGAAAAAAAATATGAGAGATTTTGTCCAAAATGTATTGTGGAAGTTTTACATACTACCAAATATAGACGAGACTTAGCAATCAAAAATGAAAGTTTGTGTAGGAGTTGCTCACAGAAAGGTAGAATTTTATCTGAAGATCATATAAAAAATATAAGTATATCAATGTCTGGAAAAAATAATCCATTTTATGGAAAGAAACGTCCAGAATTTAGTAAATTAAGAATGGGTCATGAAGTGAGTAACGAAACAAGAAAAAAATTAAGTATTGCAAATACTGGAAACATTCATACAGAAAAAACAAAGAAAAAACAAAGAATATCTGCCATAAGAAGAATTGAACGAACTGAATTAAATGGAGGTCAATTGATACCAAACTACAACCCAGACGCCTGTAAAATAATAGAAAACTACGGAAAAGAAAACGGCTACAACTTCCAACACGCAGAAAATGGTGGTGAAGTAAGAATAGGTGGATATTATCCAGATGGATTAGATGAAAATAGAAAAACAATTATAGAAGTTGATGAAAGTCATCATTTTAAGAATGGTGAATTAAGAAAGAAGGATATAAAACGACAAACATATCTTGAAAGTTTAGGATATGATGTTATACGAATTAAATTAAATAGGAGTAATATAAGTTATGGCAGATAAAAGTTTACGGAGCCGTCTCCGCCGATTATTCAGCACAAATGCGATCGTTAGACACACTGGTGGTAAAAAGTTAAAAATTGCTGATACAAACCAAGTTCAGAACGCTACAAGAAACAGTCTTGTGGACAGATGGTCCAGAATACACACCAATTTAACAACTGGTGGATATGGACACGCTCAAGCAATTAGTTTCCAAGCACAACGTCTTGGATTATTCAAAGATTATGAAGAAATGGATAATGACGCAATCCTGTCAAGTGCATTGGATATTTATGCTGATGAAAGTACGTTACGATCCGAATATGGTAAAGTGTTAGAAATTAGATCTGAAAATGAAAATATTCATGATATATTACATAATTTATATTACGATGTTTTGAATATAGAATTCAATCTCTGGCCATGGGTTCGTAATATGTGCAAATACGGTGACTTCTATCTTTATTTGGATATTAAGGAAAAATATGGCATTACAAATATAGTACCACTTTCAGCGTATGATGTTACTCGTATAGAGGGTGAAGATCCAGATAATCCATACATGACACAGTTCGTAGTGGAGCACGGTGACGCGAGACATAGTTCAAATATGAATGGCAACAAAGAATTGGAAAATTATGAAATGGCACATTTCAGATTACTATCAGATTCAAATTTCCTACCTTATGGTAAAAGTATGATTGAAGGTGGTCGTAAAATCTGGAAACAACTTTCACTTATGGAAGACGCTATGTTAATCCATCGTATTATGAGAGCACCAGAAAAGAGAATTTTCAAATTTGACATTGGAAACATCCCACCTGCAGAAGTTGATAACTTCATGCAAAAAGTTACAAATAAAATGAAGAAAGCTCCAGTTATGGATACAGCAACTGGTGATTACAATTTAAAATACAACATCCAAAATCTTACAGAGGACTTTTTTATCCCTGTTCGTGGTGGTGAT